AGTTAAATTACAGGAGGCAAAAAGATGACAAGAGAACAGGAAGCCAGAGAAGCGGCAAACACAATCATCAATTATTGTGCTGAATATTCTCAGAATAGCAGTGTTTGTGTGAATTGCGCAGTTAAAGAATTCTGCAACGGGGTTGCTGCAAGACGAGCTCCCAGCGAATTAGAAACGTATCAAGACGATCCGAATAATTTACGTAAGATTGAAGCATTGAGGAACGTGTCTGACGCCCTTAGACAGGGCGGTACATATGTAGACTTTACGCTGCTGTCAGCCAACGCGATTAACATCGTGAAAGCCCCGGGCTTTCATCGTATCGTCACCGTGTCTGATGACATTAGCACAATGCTGATGGAAGTCTTGCAGGCGGTCAATGATTGGAAGTGAGGGTATGAAAATCACCATCAAGGAAGCAGCACGCGTCTTAGAGCGTAGCGAACAGTTCGTTCGCATCGGACTGCAACGTAACCTGCTTCCGTTCGGGTTCGCGATGAAACGCAGCGGGGCCCGAAAATTCGACTATTTCATCAATCCGGCACAGTTCGCCGCCTACTGCGGCGTGACGCTGGCCGATCTGGAAAGGAGCCTCAGCCAATGAAAACGATGAAGATTTACGACGAACCAAAGCTGAAGCGCATCCCAAAGCGAGGCCCTCTGTTCGGGGCTAAGAGCTTCCTGGCCATGGCCGTGCTGGCCTGCGGCATCGGGCTTTACACCGGCCTGGGCATGGCGGCGGGTGAAACCGTCAAAGCCGACGACGTGCAGGTTGTCACGGTCGAAAAGAATCAGACCGTCTGGGACGTAGCCCGGCCGATTGCCGACGCCGAAGGGCTCGACATCCGTGAGGTGGTCTATCAGATCCAGGTGAACAACAACCTGGACCAGGATTGCACGGTAAGGCCCGGCCAGCAGCTTGTCATTCGCTTCTAAACTCATTGTATTCAAGAAAGGAAGTGACACCATGCGTGATAAATTCACGGAATGGCTCGTTCATTCCCGCCACGTGGCCGGGCTGACCCAGGAAGAGGCGGCCGAACGCATCGGCATCGCCCGGCGCACGCTGGCCGGCTATGAAGCCGGCAGTACCCCTGACGATGACGTCGTGGCCTGCATCGTGCAGGTCTATGATGACTATAAGTTAGGGTATGCCTACTTGGTAGAGCGTACCCTAACAGGGAAGCTCATCCTGCCAGATATCCAGACGGTCGGCGTGGCCAGCGGGGCAATCACCCTGCACATACAGCTGGGAAAGATGGAACGGGCTTATGAAAAGCTCGAAACCATCTGCGCCGACGACATCATTACCCGGCAAGAACTGCCGAGTTACTGCCGGTGTATGAATGAGCTCGACAACCTCATCGCCGCGGCCGTCGGGATGAAGATCACCGACATCCGGCCACAAAAAAAGAGCCCCACGGCAAAGCCGCGAGGCCCCAAACCCAGGAAGGTTTGAAAAAAGATGACACTTATATTATAGCATTTTTTCGGAGGGTTGAAAATGAAAAAAGAAGACATGATTGAACAGAAATTAGAAGAGCTGCAGAAGGTGACAGAAGGAACGGGGTGCAAGCTGATTATCATGACAGCCCATGATGATAGCCACAAGGCTACCGTTCTGTTGAACGGGAATGCCTTTGATTTGATTAACATGATGGCATCGCTTCTTGATAAGATTGCGCTCGATACCGGATGCAGCCGGGAAGAATTGCTCATCGCCCTTTTGATGGGAGGTGACCATCATGGATGCTAAATTAATCATGACCGTCCAGGACGGCACGAACCGCGACGCCTGGCTGAAACTCCGTACCATGGGTATCGGGGGCAGCGACGCCGGCACGATCGTCGGTGACAACCCTTGGAAGAGCCCATACGCCTTATGGCTCGAAAAGACAGGCCAGCTGGTTCCGGAAGACATCAGCGGCACAGACCCGGTCTACTGGGGCACGACCCTGGAAGATATCGTCGCCAGGGAATTCACCAAGCGCACGGGCAAGCGGGTCCGCCGCTGCGGCACGATGCAGAGTAACGACGTGCCGTGGATGCTGGCCAACGTCGACCGCCTGGTCATCGGCGAAAAAGCGGGCCTGGAATGCAAGACGACCAACGCATTCAATATCAAGGCCTGGCAGGACGACGGCCTGCCGAACGCGTATTACTGGCAGTGCCAGCATTATATGATGGTCACGGGGTTGACAACATGGTACATCGCCGTACTCATTGGCGGGCAACATTACGATTATAAATGCGTGCCCAGGAACGACGATGACATCGATTACCTGGCTCAGAAGGAAGAAGAATTCTGGGACATGGTGCAGACGATGACGCCTCCCCCCATCGATGGGAGCCGCTCGACGACGGATGCCATCCAAGACCAATACCCCGGCGGCCAGACCGAGCCGGTCGAGCTTTCCCAGGAAGCGGCCGACGCCCTGGCCCTCATCGACAGCGCCAAGGCCGAACGGAAACGCCTCGACGACGTCATCATGACCCAGGAGAACATCATCAAGTGCCTCATGGGGGACGATGAGATCGCCACCATCGGCGACCGGAAGGTCACCTGGAAGAACCAGAAAGGCCGCATCACGGTCGACACGAAGAAGTTAAAGAAGGAATTCCCGGACGTCTACGAAGCCTGCATGAAGCAGGGCAAGCCGACACGGCGGTTCCTGGTATAAATCGAAAGGAGATATTGTAATGGCAACTACAAAAGGAGGCCTGGCCGCTGCCAAGAAAGCGGCCCCGGCAGCAGCATCGCCGATGAAGAACATGCAGGATCTGATTATTTCCATGAAGAGCCAGATTGAAGCAGCTCTTCCGTCAGTCATCACGGGTGAACGGTTCGCCCGCATGGTCCTGACGGCCATGAGTAACACGCCGAAGCTGGCCTCCTGCACGCCCAAATCTTTCCTGGGCGCTATGATGCAGGCGGCACAGCTCGGGCTTGAGCCGAATACGCCGCTGGGGGAAGCCTATCTCATCCCCTTCATGAACCATGGTACGCTCGAATGCCAATTCCAAATCGGCTACAAGGGTATGATTTCCCTGGCCCATCGCAGTGGCCTGTATGTACAGGCTCATGAGGTCCACGAAAACGACGAATTCGATGTCGAATACGGCTTAGATCCGAAACTGGTCCATAAACCCGTATTCAAGGACCGTGGGGCCGTCGTCGCCTACTATGGCGTATGGAAAGACAAAGACGGTAATTTCGGGTTCGAGGTCATGAGCAAAGAGGACGTGGAAGCCCACGCAAAGAAATATAGCCAAAGCTACGGCAAAGGATTTTCGCCGTGGAAAACAAACTTTGATGAGATGGCCAAGAAGACCGTCATCAAAAAGGCGCTAAAATACGCACCGCTGACGACGGAATTCATCCGCGGCGTTACAGCCGACGGGACCATCAAGACGGCCCTCAGCCAGAACATGGCCGACGTGAAGGACGAAACCGACTATACGGACATCGAGGCCGAACCGGTCCCGGACAACGTCGACCCGGCCACAGGGGAAGTGCGTGACACTCGTTCTGATCAGGAAAAAGCCGATGACGCCGTGCTGGACGCGTCGCTTGACCTGTAATGGAATGTGGGAAGCGGACGCGGTTCCGTTTCCCCATCCTGCAAGGGAGGTGATGTGATGGCCAGGCCGACGAAACAGGGACTTGATTATTTTCCCCTGGATGTCGGGTTTTTGCAGAACGTGAAAGTAAGACGAATAATGAGAGCGTGCGGAATACAGTCTATCCCGGTGCTAATCAGCCTGCTGGCTAATACCTATCGTGATGAGGGGTATTTCCTACGGTGGGACAGTGATATGCCTTTTCTGATTGCCGACGAGCTTGGGGTCAGCGAGGGCGCAGTTACCGCGGTTGTCGATAAGGCGACGCAGGTAGGCTTCTTTAACGCCAATATGTACGAAAAATACGGCGTACTTACGTCCGATGGGATTCAAAAGCGCTTTTTTGAAGCGACAGCCCGCAGAACGTCGGTCCGTTACGACGCGAGATTTCTGCTTATAAGCGTTTCTGACTACAAAAACGTAGTTAATGTATACAAAAACTCGATTAATGACGACGATAATCAACAAAGTAAAGTAAAGGAAAGTAAAGTAAAGGAAAGTAAAGTAAAGGAAAGTAGTAGTAGGGGCGACGACGGCTTGAAAGACGCCGTCAATGCTTATCGAAAAAATATTTACCCTATGCCGGGTGAATTTGATCTGGAAAAGCTCAAGGCACTGGTTGATGATTTTGGCAGCGATACTGTCATAAAGGCCATCGATAGAGCCGTAGCCAGAAACAAACGAAGCCTGGCGTACATACGTGGGATTTTGAACCGCTGGCAAGCCAGTGGGTACGATGATGAAGATACAAAGAAGCATGACCCACTGGTAGAGCAGTACAACAAGATTCCTTTTTAGGAGGGACACAACATGGAAAACGTTTCGCAAGCGCTGACAGATATGCAGCGCAGCCGAATAAAGGCAAAAATAGAAAGGGCCAGGGCTATGGCCGATACCCGGGAGAAAGTCATACCGGAATTCGCTACACCGCCGGACGGGATTCAGTGTACCCGCTGCGGCAACACGGGATGGATCTATCAGGTCAGTGACGACGGGTACGAAAGAGTGACAGCATGCCCGGATTGTTATGAGCGACGCCAGGTAGTCCGCCGGCTCAAGCACAGCGGTATCAGTCCGCGGGATTATGCCCGCTTCACCCTGGCCAGCTTTGACCCGGGGAAAACCGCCGACAGCGCAAAAATGCTGGCGATGGCCAGGAAGTACCTGGCAGAGCATACCGATGAAGGGCCGGGATTTGGTGTATTCGGCAGCAGTGGCATGGGAAAGACCCATATCTGTATTGCAGTATGTCAAGAGCTCACGCGGCAGTATCGTGAGCCACACTATTACTTCTCGTACCGGAGCATCATGCCGGGGCTGGTAAAAGCTTCCAAAAGCTTCCAGGGAGATTATGAAGCAGCCATGCAGAAGTGGGAAACATGCCAGAATCTGTATATCGACGACGTATTCAAGTTTTCAGGCAAGCAAGTTGGCGACCGCCTCGTCATGGATCAAGATGAATTGCGCGTCTTCTTTGACCTCATCAATGCCAGATATCTCAACCACAAGACGACGCTGTTCAGTAGTGAATACACCGTTAATGACATTGCCGCCATTGATGGAGCCCTGGGAAGCCGGATGTATGACATGGTCAAGCCATATGGCCTGGCCGTGTCCGGACCGAACCAGCGGTTGGTAGGATGAAAGAATTGACAAGTGACCTGGCCGCCCGGCTGAAGATGCCGGAAAGCCATTAGGAAGGAGAGAGAAAGATGACAAAGACAAGATTATGCCGCCTATGCGGCCAGCCGCTCGAACTCCACGGATCCAGGACGGCCAGGCTGACACTCTGCGATGATTGCCGGGCACGGATCCTGTCCCGATATACATACCGGATCGAACACCACATCACGGGCAAGGAAACCTGCTGCCTGGTGTGCGGGAAGCCTATCCCGAAAGGGTACAACGGCTATACGACCTGCTCACGGGCGTGCAGGACCCTGCTGAATTCTGTCACAGCCAACTACCGGAAAGACAGGGCAGTGAATCAGATCCGGAAGGATAAGCGGGAACATCCGGAAGCATACCTCCCGCCGAAGCGGGTCCTTAGCCCGCTTGGCCGGGCTGAACAGGAAGCCCGGGAACATGGCATCACCTACGGCCTGTATATGGCCCTGAAAGGAGGAATGGCCCATGACTTGTAATGTGGTTTGGTTGCGACAGGCCCTGGCGGAATACCAGAACCGTTTGAACAACGTCCTCTTAGTGACGGCTGCGGAAATCCCAGCGCTGGAATGGCGACGGGCCAACGGGCAATATATCCCTAAGGCCCAGTTCATGGCATTCGACGGGACAAAATACATTGTTGTCGACAACCGGCAGGGGCAGTTTGAAAAAGAAAACAAAGAAACGCTGCATGACTGCCTGCATTGGTTGCTGGCGTAGGAAAACCGGAAAGGAGAGAGAAAGATGGAAATTAAAATCGACATGAACGGCAGTGACATCGAGCTGGCGACGTTTTTACACAGCCTTACGATAAATCACACCAAGAAAAACGAAACGGCCTTTAAAACGGAAAATACGAAGAAAAAAGGCCGCCCGAAGAAGGTAGTGAAGGCGGACCCGGAACCAGCCCCGTCGGATGACATCCTGGATGATCCGGAAATGGCCGACATCGGAGCGCACATTTTCGGGGAGGATGGTCAGAATGAATGACATTTCACGGGCCATGGAAAAGAAACGGGCCGAAAAAACCAAGCACCGCTATGAAGTCGGTGCCGAAAGCGGGGCGGACTGGGGGCTGACCCTCATCTACCAGGCCCTGCACGATAAGTATGGGTTTGGCCGCAACCGATTCGCCAAACTCAACGCCGCCTGGGAGCACCTGGACTCGAAAGAACACGGGTTCTCCATCCGCTGGCGGGATGAGCTGTGTGACGATTTTGGGTTCGACCGCTTCCTCAATGAGCGCGATGCCCAGCGCCTGGAACGGCTCATCACAGGCAAGACGAAGGACTGGCGCCTGCGGAAATACGTGACGGACCACGTGGCCGCCTCGGTCATCGTGACGCTGCACTCACTACGCCACGACTTCAAGTGGGGGGCGAAGCGTTTACAGGATCTACAGCAGTACATCCACGACAACATCGATGCCGTCCTAAAGAGCCAGGTCCCTATTTGGGAATTCATGAAATGCCTGCACGTTGAATGCGGGATTGATTACCCGGCCCTTACGGCCTATGAAAAGCAGTTCGGGCCGGTCGACATTTACCGCGGGAACCGCGGAGAAAGGAATAAATAACATGAATATTGACAAGAAATCAACGCTTTGTGCGCTATTGGTGGAACAGAAAAAAGAATTATGTGAATACTATTGCCACCATGAAAAAGCCGACGACTGCTGCATAATGCGTCGCCCGTGTGGTAGCTCCAACATTGCCCCGGACGATATAGAATGGTGCCCGGCCACCTGGAATCATGGAGAAGCCTGCATGATAGAACAACTGGTTATTGAATTGTTTGGTTGCTAAATATGAGAAGGAGGAATGTAAATTGAATAAAGTACAGCTCATGGGCAACCTGGCCCGCGACCCGAAAGTCAGCGCGACCCGGACCGGCAAGACCCTCGTCCGGATGACGGTGGCCTGCTCCGAAACCTACAAGGGGAGGGACGGACAGGCGAAAGAAATGACGTCGTTCGTTCCGGTGACCTGCTGGCCGCCGTCGTCGGATCTGGCGCAGAGCCTCTTGAAAGGTGACCGGGTGGTAGTGATGGGCCGTTTCACGACGAATTCGTACGAAAAGGACGGCACTAAACACTATTACAGTGAAGTCACAGCGGCTTTCGTGGGGACCGTACCAAAAGCCACGAAAGCCGCCGCGCCAGGTCAGTCCTTTGATGACATGGGGAACGCCGCGGAAGATGAAGAGATTCCGTTCTAGGAGGCGCCTATGGTTTATAAATTCACAATCGACGGCCGTCCGATGACAAAAAAGAACAGCATGACCAAGACCCGATACGGGCTCATCCAGTCCAAGCAGTACCGTGATTATGAAAAAATGGCCCTGTGCCAGCTGATGACCCAGAAGCCGAGGAGCTTCCGCACAATTGCTTGCGCGGCCCGGATGAACGTCGAATACTATATGCCGAACCGCAAGGGCTGGCCTGACCTGTTCGGGCTGGTCCAGGCGACGGCCGACATTTTAGAGAAAGCCGGCATCGTAGAGGACGACGGCTATATCGCCGATGTGGCTTACAGCTGCATCGCGGGCGTCGACCCGGTATGGCCGCGCGCTGAAATCAAAGTCATCCCCATGCCGGACGACAAACTCAACGAGTTTCATCCCAAGCTTAGAAAACAAAAAATGATTGATGACAACAAGTGTATTGGAGGGACCAGAAATGAATAAAACCGATATGATTACCGCTGTTGCAGGAAAAGCCTGCATGACCAAGAAAAATGCTGAAAAAGCAATCAATGCTGTATTCAGCACTATCAGTGACAGCCTCACCCAGGGTGATAAAGTACAGATCATCGGCTTTGGCACTTTTGAAGTCCGTCAGCGTAAAGCCCGTGAAGGCCGCAACCCGCGCAATAACGAGCCGATTCAGATTGAAGCATCCAAGACCCCGGCTTTCAAAGCGGGAAAACAGCTCAAAGATTTAGTTAACGGGAAATAAGAGGCCGTCATGGGCAGATGCTACTACTGCCACCGGAACCTGGCCGGGCGCCGCATCCACTATGTGGTGACACCGGCTGGGAACCTGGCCCCGGTCTGTGCCGATGACCGGGAATGTAAACCAAAAGGCATCCCATGCTACGGACATAAGCCCAGGCTTCGACGTTCACCTCGGACGCGGGCGTTGAAGCGGAATCAAGGAGGAGAATGAAATGATAGATGACAAGACGGCCCAAATGGCCGTAAATACGATTTCTAAATACTGTCAACAATTTTGCGGTTGTTCAAAATGCGCTATCAAAGCTGCGTGTATAGATATTAAAACCTGTTATGGAGATGATGTTTTTGAAAGATGCATGACTCGCCCTCCGAAGTTCGACGTCACGCAGAAAGACAGCGCAGATTTTCGGAAGTACATCAATGAAATCTTTTTGCGGGAGGCGGAAAAATACGGGATCCCGATGAACACGTCCAACTCGATAAAATGGACTGCGCGCGGTACCATCGTAGTCACGTTTGTCGATGACGACAACAAGACGAACTACATTGGCGTGGCGAAATGCCATCCCGACGACGCTTTCAACCCGGAAATCGGCATCAAACTAGCCATCGAAAGAGCGGCCCAGGCGATGCATGCGCCGTTTGTTCCGGAAGAAAACGAAGCTTATTATTACGTTGATGATGAGAACCGCGTCTATAGCACCATCAACCACAATACAAACACAGATATTTTGAATATCGCAGTCGGTAACTGCTTCAGGAAACGTAAAGAGGCATATGCCAATAAAGAAGCTATCATGAAACGCATTGAAAGAGCCAAGGCGCTATTGGAATCATTACGGGAGGATGATGTCATTCTACCAGTGACGTAATTAAGGAGGGTGACTAAATGTTAATTGAAAACACATTGTTTGGGAGGATAGATAAAGTGGCTCAAGCAATTACAAGAATCAAATTGTATGAGCCGGACGAAGGTTATTATGTAGCTTTTTCCGGCGGCAAAGACAGTTGCGTGATATTGGATTTAGTGCAAAGGGCGGGTGTAAAATATGATGCCCATTACAATGTTACGACGGTTGATCCCACTGAATTAGTACAATTTATATACCAATACCACAAGCATGATGTAATTTTTGAAAAACCGGAAATGCCTATGTGGCGACTTTGCGGTAATAATGGTATCATGCCTACCCGTATCGCAAGGTTTTGCTGTGCGGTATATAAAGAAAAAGGCGGTAACGGAAGAAGTATAAAAGTTACCGGTGTGCGGCGAGCGGAAAGTGTAAAAAGATCAAAACGGAATATGCTTGAGCCGTGCAATAAACATAAAAAGACTCAATTTTTGCATCCTATTATTGATTGGAGTACTGATGATGTATGGGAATACATTAAAAAGTATAATGTACCGTACTGCAAGTTATATGATCAAGGCTGGAAGCGGATTGGCTGTGTAGGATGCCCCTTTGCCAGTGTTAAACAGCGTAGGTGGGAATTGGATCAATATCCGGCGATAGAAAAGATGTGGAAAAAGGGTTGTCAAGCAATTATTGACAAACGGAAGTCAACGGGAAAAGATTGCAAGTTTAAAACTGCCGATGAATTTTATGAATGGTGGCTATCAGGGCAGCCACTTCCCGAAGATGATAATCTGACTAATATTTTTGGAATTATGGCTGATGAAAGTATTACGTGAGGTGACAGGATGACAAAACGAACGGTATGGCTGGGGCTCATCATTTACGCCGTTGTATGCATGGCGGCTTTTGTGACGATGCTCGTCATGATCTTTAAATAGGGCGGTGAGGCTATGGAGAACTGGTATAAACCAGGGCCGGTACATTCTCACCAGATGACGGATGAAGAGCGCGAGCACTACGCACCGAAAAGGAAGAAAGCCAGTGACACGCGCTCTGAGGCTGATATCGAGACTTACCAGGCCGACACGATATTCAAGATTCGGAAGCGGATGCATTACACCTGTAAGAAGATTCGCGGGAGGAGGCGGCAAGAAGATGCGGGACATTGTCAAATATTCGTTCTATGGGGCCTGCCTGACGTTTTGGGTGGTCCTCGCGATGACTTTATTATGTGCAAACCGATAGGAGGCTTATAACGGACATGGGGCGCAAAAACAGACGGCGGAGACGAAAACCGCCATTGATGCCCTGGAGCCGGGAGCCGGAACTAAATCATGGGACCCTCGTCCCGCACCGGAGCCGCTGCGCGTTCTGCGGGCGGCCCCTTCCTCGTTCCGGCTGGCATTGGTTCCGGGACGAATTCGGGCAAATGGTCCGTAAGTGCAACGACGAACGAAGCTGTATGAGGAGCCGGAAACAGGCCGCCGAGGAGTCTTTTAGGCGGGCCATCCGGCGCAATGCTTATCACACGGGCAGTTATTGGATGAAGGAGGACCGGGGAAATGGAAAAGAATGATCGTATTGAGCAGGTCAAGGGCCTGCTGCACCGCTATCACCGGACGGCGGTATATATCAAGAACCTCAAAGAGGAGATCGCTGACAAGAAAGCTCAGATAGAAGCCATGCCGGCGCCCAAAGTGCCTGGCTATTCGCCAACACCGGGAGGCGGGGCGAATAATCTGAGTCCCGAGGAACGGGCCTATTTTGCCAATGAGCGGGCCTTAGAGCGCATCACGGAATTACAGTGCCGCATCAACGAACTGGAGCCGATTCTGCTGCGTGTCGACCGGACACTCGACGCCCTGACCGTTACCGACCGTAATATCATCGTGAGCCGCTGCATCAATCACTACCCCTGGAACATGACGGCCCGGACGGCCCACTGCTCCCCGAGTTACTGCCGCCGGCGCATCGACCACATCCTCAGTCTGATGGCGGACATGATGCTGGGGCCTGGCGACATCCCCATCCCCATGGAGTTATTCACGCAGGATGCACAATAATTGTGGATAACTGAAAAGCTGTAGCTCATTCGTAGCACTTTTGTAGCACATTCGTAGCACCACATGACAAGCTTTGCGTGCTATAATGACAGTATCGGGGACGGGGACCAGATGCCGCCGTTCGGTCATTGCGCGGTATCAGTCCCGTCTCTACAATGTGTGCTTTGTTCTTAGTGATAGGCAATCTAACAGCGCACAACATGGACGTGGCCGGGTGTACAATAGTAGTGTGTGTCTGTCGCGCTGAACAGGCATACCCCCGGAATCGTCCGACCTGGGATAGTTAGTTGTTGGGAATGTCCGCCATGGGGCCTCCAGGCATCGAGGGTTCGAGTCCTTCCTATCCCCCAATATGAATAGAGAGAGTCGTCTGTTGTGACGGCTCTTTTTTTATACCTAAAAACACGAGGACGGTGGTGAGCATGTGACATGGCTAATGAAAAAAATTTAGTGCCGGCTAATCAACGAACTCCGAGGGAACGCCGAGAAAATGCACGAAAAGCCGGTATTCAGAGCGGTAAATCAAGACGGGCTAAGAAGACCCTTAAAGCAATCATAAAGGGCGTTATGCCTGTCAAACTGAAGGAATTACCGCCTGATTTGTGCAGGGTTATTTTACGGGCCGCACAAATGAATGCCACGAAGGAGAATAAAGAAATGACCGTCGCTGAAATCATTATGGGCGGGATGATCCGATGCAGTGTCAAAGGAAATTCGATGATGATGAAACTTCTATTGGATTTACTCGGCGAGTCGCCGGACATCAAGCTCCGTGAACGAGAAGTAAAGCTCAAAGAAACTGCTGCTGACCTGGACGATGGAGATAAAGGCGACGGCATCGATGTACAAATCTATTTGCCGGATAATGAACGCGGTGACAGTGATTGATAGGGAGTAAGAAGGTGATGCCATGCCAACCATTTTAAAGCCTCAGCCAGGGCCACAGGAAACGTTTTTAGCCTGTCCTGCTGATATTGCTATCTATGGCGGCTCCTGAATTCTGCAGGCGGCGGTAAAACCTACGCGTTGCTGTTAGAGCCGTTACGACATATCCGAAACCCGAAATTCGGCGTCGTTATCTTTAGACGTGATAGCGGCCAGATTACGAATGAAGGCGGCTTGTGGGATAATGCGAAAAGTATTTATAGACAGTTGGGGGCAAACTTCTTGGAATCGGCGCCGAAGCGGGTTGTTTTTCCGTCGGGAGCCAAGATTACATTCAATCATCTCCACAGTGATGATTCCGTTTATGGCTACCAGGGCGCACAGATTCCTCTCATTTGTTTCGACGAATTGACACATTTCACGGAAGCGCAGTTTATCTATATGATGAGCCGTAACCGTTCAACGTGCGGCGTACGGCCTTATATCCGGGCCACTTGCAATCCGGATTCTGATTCCTGGGTTGCCCGTTTCATTTCCTGGTGGATTGACCAGGACACGGGATATGCAATCCCAGAACGGTCTGGCATTATCCGCTATTTTATAAGGATTGATGGCGCTATTCATTGGGGCGATACCCGTGACGAGCTGGCGACGGCTTATCATGTGGACCCTTCATTATGCAAGAGTGCGACATTCATCAACTCCAGCATATTCGACAACAAGGCCCTGCTCAACGCGGACCCTGGATATCTGGCCACACTGAACGCCTTGAGCCTGGTGGAAAAGGAACGGCTTTTAAAGGGCAACTGGAAAATCCGTCCGGCTGCCGGGTTGTATTTCAAGCGCGACATGTTCCGTGTTGTTCAGGAAGTACCGGATAAAATTGTCAGTATTGCCCGCTCCTGGGACCTGGCGGCGACAGCTATCACGCCAAACAGCCCGGACCCTGACCGTACTGCATCCTGCCTCATGGCCAGGATGCGGAATGGACAGTACATTATTTTGGATGTGCAAAGACGGGCACTTAATGCGGCTGATGTTCGTGAGCTTATGGTTAACACCGCTAAAGCGGATCGGGCTCAATTTCCGAATGTCCGCATTACTGTACCACAAGACCCGGGGCAGGCTGGGAAATCACAAGCGGCTAGTTTAATTGCATTGTTGGCTGGATACAGCATGACTACACATACTGTTACAGGCTCAAAGATTACACGAGCCGAACCATTTGCGGCACAGGTTCAACATGGGGCTGTTATGGTATTGGCGGGGTCATGGAATGAGATGTTTTTCGATGAACTTGAGGGCTTCCCCGATGCGCTTCACGATGATCAGGTGGATGCAGCCAGCGATGCGTTTACAGCTGTAGCGAGAGTCAACGATTGGAATGCCTTGATTTCATAAGGAGCAAGGATCATGAACGATATTAGAACTGACGGGTTCTTTAATGCCTTTTTGGGATATGGAACTAGGCGGCGGGACCCGTTCACACATACTCATTTTCAGGGCGCCCAGGTGAAAGCTATAGAGGCCCGATGGCACGAGTATGAAGAGCTGTTCACCTATAACGGCATCGCCCAGAAAATCATTAAGATTCCGGCCAATGACGCTGTGCGGGCTGGCTTCACGCTGAACGACGGAGACAGTGAGCTGGAACAGAATAAGGCCGTACAATCCATCTTGGAAGATCTGAATTTCCAGAGCGTCTTTTCCAAAGCCCTATGCTGGGACCGCCTGTATGGTGGGGGCGTCGTGCTCATGCTGATCGATGACGGCGGGGAATTGCAAGACCCACTGAACGAAAACACCATCAAGGGCATCCGGAAACTGGTCGTCTATGACGCCCAGGACGTCACGCCGGAATATGATTACCAAGACCCGAACCATCCTTTATACGGGAAGCCGGAAACCTATACCATCGTAGGCTATAACGGCGGGGCTTTCTCGGTGCATGAGAGCCGCCTGCTCGTTTTTGACGGGTCGCTCATCAGCAACCGGGAACGGCGCCAGCGCAACGGCTGGGGCGGTTCCATCATGGAACAGGTACGCGATAATCTGATGCGGTTCGTGTCATCCCAGGAATTTTCCCTGATGGCCATGGAACGCATGAGCCAGTCGGTATTGAAGTTGTCCGGCATGGGCAACGTACTGAGCACCGACGAAGGCGAGAAAATCATCCAGAAAAGGCTACAGCTCATCGACATGGCCCGGGGCATGATGAACACCATCGCCCTCGACACGGAAGACGAATATAACATCGAGACCATCACCATGAGCGGCCTTTGTGAAATGGTGGATAAATTCGAGACGGCCCTGTCGGCGGCGGCTGATATTCCTATCACGGTCCTTATGGGGCAAAGCCCCGGCGGCCTGGATGCCACTGGGGACAGCGACCTGGAGAACTATTACAACATGGTCGACCGCATCCGCCAGCGTACGTTAAAACCGAAAATCAACCGACTGCTGCATCTTCTCAGCTTGGCCCATGACGTGCCGCTGAACCTGCCCGATGAATATACCATCGAATTCGGCAAGTTGTGGAGCCCGTCGGCGAAAGAAGAAGCCGACACGAAGATGGCCGAAGCCGAAGCCCGGGCCCGTGATGCGGCCACGGCGGCGCAGTATGTATCTATCGGGGCACTCGATACCCAGGAGGTACGGAACAAGCTTGACGAAGGGGACTTCTACAAGTTGGACCGGAGCCTCGACAAGGTCATCGAAGAAGCCCACAGCACACCACCCAAGGGGGAATCCATGAATGACAAAGGAAATCGTTCCGAAGCGTAAAATAAGATACCCCATGGGGCTGGAACGGGATTATGCCAAACTGCTTACGGCCTATGTAGCTCGTAAGATGAAAGTGGTGGCGGCCTTCATCCCGGAGATGAAAACGGCCCTGCAATCGGCCAACACGACAGGACACATTAACTTAGTCATCGACCAGATAGGGCAGGCCGTGGAATCCGCCGACGTCCTAATGGGAACTATGCAGAAAATGGCCCGCCTGGTAGAAACTCATACGGAGAAAGAGACAGACGCCGAATTCCGGAGCGTGTTTTCCCTTTCGGCGCCGCTTCTCCCTGGGCCGCTAAAGAACCAGCCTGTCACAGACGTAGGGCGGCAGGATGCGGCCTCCCCGGATCTGGAAGAACTCAAGCGGGCCTGGGTAGACCAGAACCTCGACCTCATACGGAGCATCGACGGGGAGACGCTGGCACGCATCAAGCAGCGGTTAAACGACGCTATCATCTATAACAGCAATGCAGCCGAGCTCACCCGGTTTTTGACTGAGGCCATTCAGAACATCGCCCACAATGAGACGAACCGGGCCGTACTGATTGCGACAGACCAGATAGGCAAATTACACGGGCGCATGAGCCAGTACCGGCAGGAACAGGCCGGCATCACTCAGTACATCTGGGAGACGGCCCACGATTCCCGGGTACGGCCATGGCATCGCACAAGGCAGGGGAAGAAATTCGCCTGGAACGCTCCGCCACCTGATGGACATCCGGGGATACCGATACGGTGCCGTTGTGTGGCCCTTCCGGTCATCGACGTCGATACCATCCCCATCCGGGCCAAGGCGGGGACCTTCATTTCGCTGGCAGCGAAAAAACTCACCTCAGCGCCGCCACAAGGCGAGGAAGAGGGAAATGCGAACAACTTATACCCCAAGACGTTGGGCGGAGCTTCACGGGGCGAAGAGATGACACACGCCGAAGCGGACAGTGGGAACGTCAATCCGCGGGTCAACTTCAGCGAGGCATACCGTAACAACTGCCAGGTCTGTGTCGTCGACTACGAGGCCCGGCGCCGTGGTTATGACGTCATCGCCAAAGGGTTCGAGGCCGGCGGCACGACGGAACGGTTGTCCCGCAAGACCAACCTGGCCTGGCTGGATCCGGAAACCGGGGAAGCCCCGGCGTATATCCTTGATAAGGCCGTACATACGCCGAAACAGCTGGCTTCCTGGCTGCACCGTACGCTGGACCCGAAAGGCCGCTATACCATCGAATTCGCCTGGAAAGGCCGTGGCAGCATCGGCCATATCGTTTGTGTTTCCCAGGATAAAGCAGGCAACCTGGTCATGTATGATCCCCAGCTCGACCGGACCTATACCGGCGACAAGGAAATACAGCGCTATTTCAAGCGGGTCCGCTTCAAGCGGACCTTCTACGGCATTACGGTTTATACGCCGCCCCGGCTCCTGCGGGTCGATGACAAGGCGTTCAACGTGAAGATCGTCAACGACGTTCTGGAAAAGAGGAAAAAATGACCGATACGAACGACATGGCCAACGAATTCGCCGTCTATCACGGATACGATGGGGCGGAACACCTCTGCTCCTGGAAAGGATACGAGGTATATGAACCGATAGCCAAGAAAGAGCGTATCACCGGCCTGCCTTACAAGATTCTGATACGGCAGGACGATGTAAGGTTCTCTACCGTTAATGAGACCTTTGATATCATGGACGACTGTGACGCGTACCTGGAAAGGGGGTGAGAAACATGATTCGATATGACAGGGTAGCGATTCATGCGACGAAGACTGACGAGGGGTTCATCCGTGATAAACCTATCGTCGGCCGTACGGGCATCTTAGAGTACCGGAACCCGGACGGGAGTACCCGGCGGGAATACCGGCCGCCGGAAGAAGCCTTTAACGCGGATTCCTTGAACTCGCTACAGGGGAAACCTATCACGATGGGCCACCAGGGCATGGTGACGAGTGACAACAGCAATATCATTCAGCCCATCGGTACAGTCCTTTCCCCGGGCAGACAGGATAACAACAACATCGTGGCCGATGTAGTCATTTATCAGCTGCCGACCGAGGCCCGCGAACTTTCCTGCGGGTACAATCTCGACTTAGAGGAAACCCCGGGCGTGACGCCGGATGGACAGCCTTATGACGCCATTCAGCGGCACATCCGCTATAACCATGTGGCCGTGGTTCCCAAAGGACGGGCCGGTATTGCCCGGCTGAACATGGACGGGGACCAGGAAATGGATTTTGAGGAGCACAAAGATACGACAGGAGGAACGAAGACAATGAAAAAAGTAAGACTCGACAATGGTATCGAATACGATGCGGCACCGGAAGTGGCCGTATACGTTGACCAGCTGCGTGAAGACCATAAGAAACAGAAAGCTGAAATGGATACCTTGCAAGCCAAGTACGACGCCGCTGTTTCGGATTTGAAAAAAGCAAAGGAAGACGCCAAGCAGGCCGAAGAAAAAGCGAAAGCCGCTTTTGACCAGGCTGTCAGCGACCGCGTCGCCGTATTGAAACGGGCCGACGCATTCGGCATCAAAGACGCCGAAAAGATGACCGTCCAGGACATCAAGAAAGCCGTCATCAAGAAGGTACACGGCGACGATTTCGACCTGGAAAATAAGAGCGACGAATACATCAACGCGGCTTACGACCTCGTGAAAGACACGAAGCAGGAAGCCAAAGCCGATAAGGCGGACGGCATCGCCAGCCAGGTCAAGACCATCAACCAGCCGAAAGAAAAGAAAAACGACGACGAAGATCTGACCGTGGCCGAGGCTATGGAACAGCTGCGCAAAGACGAAGCAGACGCATGGATGAAGGAGGCTAAATAATTATGGCACAGAACAAACTTTTTACATGGTACGGCAACGAAGACCGCCCCGGTATCGCCGGGATGAAAGCCGACACGACGGTCGATGTCGTAGACAGCTATGCCGCTGAATCGTCCGTCATGCCGGGCGACGCCGTACTCCGTGGCACCGAAGAAGGTACGGTCAAATCCGTGACGGCTGCCACCGACGGCCCGAAGGTCATCGGTATCGCCTTGCATAAACATTACGACCCGGAAATCGGCTGCTATCCGGCCGGCACCGCTGTCGACGTCATGACCAGCGGCGACGTATACGTTACCGCTGGCGGCGACGTGCAGCCGGGCGATAAAGCCGATATTGCCATTGATGATGGTACGGTTGTCTTTACAAAATCGGGCGGTACGAACACCCTACCAGGCATTACGTTCCTCAATTCCGGGGCTAAAGGCGACGTCGTCCGCATCCGCATCCGCTTATAAATAGGAGGTATGAACAACATGACCATGACCCATTACGATGAAAAAGAAGCCAGATATTTGCAGAATGTGGCCAATATGGACGAAGCTACGAGCGTATTCCTGGCCCGCCAGCTGACCCATATCCGTGCCCAGACGCTGACCGTCAAGAAGGCGCCGATGAATGCCTTCCAGGTATTCCCGGTACAGACGGACATTCCGGCCGGGGCTGAAAGCGCCGTCCAATACATCTATGATGCTGTCGGCATGGCTGAAATCATCAGCAACTATGCCGACGCCCTGCCTCGTGTTGATGTTGTCGCCAAGGAACAGGCTGTCAAGGTCTTCTCTATCGGCGACGCATACGGGTATAACTACCGTGAAGTCAAAAACGCCCAGTTCGCAGGCATCCCCTTGAGCGCCCTCCGTGCCCAGCAGGCCCGCCGTGGCATCGACCTCAAGCTGAACAAAATCGCATGGAACGGGGATAAGGCCCACCACATCACGGGCTTCCTCGATAATGAAAACATTTCGACGATTTCCCTGCCGGCCGACGGCACGGACTCCAAGACGGCCTTCACCACGAAGACCTATGACAAGATGATCCGCGACATGAACGACATCATCGACGCCATCCCGACCGCGACGAATGAAGTAGAACAGGCCAATACGGTATTGATGGCCCCGGCCGTCTATCGGGCCTTGGCGGAAACCCGCATCGATGACGCACAGGGTACGACAGTACTCCGCTTCTTGCAGAGCCTGCACCCGGAAATTACCCGCTGGATGAAGGTCGGCGAACTCAAAGGCGCCGGCACTGACGATTCGGATATGGTCGTCGCTGGTTATTTCGACCCGATGTACATCCGCTTGGAAATCCCGACCCGTTTCGACCAGCAGCCCGTGCAGTACCGCAACCTCGAATACGTCATCGATTGCGTGGCCGAAGCGGCCGGCGTTACGGTCACCATGCCGATGGCCTTTGTCACAGCCCAGGGCTGTTAGTAGAAAGGAGAGGTCCCAATGATTCTGTTAAATAAAACGAGCCGTGCCGTCCTGTTCGGCGGCACGCTGCTCATTCCACTGAAACCGACGACGGTCGACGGGAAATTGTCCGACGTCAAGAAAATGTATCCCGGGATTGCCGCCATGCTGGATAGTGGCGACATCGAAACGCTGACCAAAGCCGCCGCCGCAGAAGCTGAAAAAGAGCTGGCCGCAAAGACGATTGAGGAATTACAGGCCTACGCGAAGGAACAGGGCATCGACCTGGGAAACGCCTCGACCAAAGAGGACATTATGGCAGCCATTGAGGCCGCGAAATGAGTGCCGTAAGCGATACGGACCTGCTGAACACGGTCTACACGGTAGCCCCCGAATTCATCACGAAGAACGACAGCGACGTTCTGCAAGTCATGGACCTGGCCAAGCTGTTCGTGAGTGAGAAGAAGTTCGGGAAATTCTACCCCGTGGCCCTGGCTGATTATACGGCGCACCTGCTGACGCTGCGGGATGAAACGGCCAATAGCGGCGGCATGAGTGCGACGCTGACATCCGGCGGCATCGTCAGCGAAAGTGAAGGCGACCTTTCCCGCTCCTACGGGGCGGCCAATACGGGCGGAGCTGGCAACGACCTGCTCAATAAGACCGTATACGGGAAAGCCTACCTGCAATTATTGAAACTGGTCATCGTGCCGGTCCGTACACGGATGGGGTGAGGCTATGAGCGTCATCGATAAGGATATGGGGTATCAGACCATCATCACCAACCTGAGCCGTCTGGAAGGGACGGTCAAGGTCGGCATCATGTCCGATGCGGGCAGCGAGAAAGACGGGGCCAGCCTCGTCGAAGTCGCCACCTATAACGAATTTGGCACGCAGCACATTCCAGCCCGTCCCTTTGTCCGTCAGACGACGGACAACAACCGATGGGCCTGGGGGAGCATGGCGGCCCGGCTTGAGGACCGGGTGGCCCACGGGATGGACCCGCATCAGGCGCTGGAGATTCTCGGCAACAAGGCCGAAGGCGACATGAAAGCGACCATTGGCCGCGGCCATTTCGTCCCCAATGCACCGAACACCATCAAGCAGAAAGGCTCGTCCCAGCCGCTGATTGATACCGGCCGCATGCGCAACAGCGTAAGTCATAAAGTGGAGGACTGATAGTATGGGATTCAGAAGACCCGTCACTATCGAGCGCACCAGCCTGGGCACTATCGACGATAACGGCCGATACCAGAAAGGCACGATGACCACACTGACCATCCAAGCCAGCGTGCAGCCTTTAAGTATCCGCGAACAATCGACAATAGTTGGCCCTGACGGCGCCCGTAACGTGTCGTACGTCAAAATCTATACCGATATCCCGCTTATCCCACAAAGTGCGGCCAGCGGGCAGGGAGAGGCTACCAAGGCCGACGTCGTGCGGCATCTGGGGCGCCGTTTCCTGGTTACGCAGTGCGACGCCTATCAGAATGGCGTCATCAGTCATTACCGGGCTTATGCCCAGGAGGTGCTGACCGATGACGACACGTGACAAAATGGATTTCCTGCATGGCATTATTGCCGAGTTGCTGGGACTTCCCGGCAAACAGGTCGTCTGGGTCAACCAGAACATGCCCCGCATCAAGCGCCCCTTTGCAACGCTCCAGTTCTACGGCGTCCATGGGGAAGCCAGCGAGGAACTGCGACCGACGGGGCCGGGGACATACGACGTCCGGGTCCCGACATCGGCGACGCTGGCCGTGCAGTATTTCGGACCGGATGCCCTGGAACACCTGGAGACGCTGGCTCGCGGGTTCGAGCGCCCGACGATTGCCGACCGCTGCTTTGCGGCGGCTGTCGTCGTGTATGACACGAACAACATCACCGACCTGTCGGCGCTCTTAGAGTCGCAGACCTGGGATGAACGGGCAAATATCGACCTGTATATCCGCTATAACCACGACGTCGATGACGAACCGGGTTACATCGAATCGGTCGTCATTGAAAGCCAACTCCCCAAGAGCCCGCCAGATACGACGACTATTCCGTCTGATCCGGACAGTCCCGGGAGCAGTGGAAGCGGAGACACGGGAACCGATACCGGGAATACCGGTTCTGGCAGCACGACAGAGCCAGACACGAATGATTATTACATCGATACCGTCGAAGTAGACGGCACCACGAATTAAGGAGGACTGTTAAATGGCGAACATTGACCGCATTGTAAACGTCCAGATCGCCTTGAATACGACCGGCATCAGCAAGCTAGGCTTCAGCACGGTCATGGTCATCGGGAAACATACGCACGGCACGAGCCGCGTATTGACCTATACCGATACCGACCAGCTTGTCGATGACGGGTTCCAGACGACGGACGCCATCTATAAAGCCGTTTCGGCCTGCTTCTCGCAGATTCCCAGCCCGACGCAGGTCAAGGTCGGTAAATGGAACGGCGAAGAAGACCTGGCCACGGCCTTGGCGGCTATCCGTTCGGAAGACGATGACTTTTATGGCATCGTCCTGGCTGACCGGACAGAGGCCAATGTATTGGCTATAGCCGAATGGACCGAAACGCACATGAAGCTGTTCATGACTGCCACCGGCGACGACAAGGCGAAAGACGCCTCGTCTACGACGGACATCATGGCACAGCTCCAGAGCAAGAACTATTACCGCACGGCTGTCTGGTATCACGCCGACGCCACAGGCGAATATCCGGAAGCGGCTGTCATGGCCCGCTGCTTTGCTATCGACCCGGGCGGCGAAACCTGGGCGAACAAGAAACTGGCGGCGATTACGGCCGACAATCTCACGGAAACCGAATACAATGCCATCACCAAGAAGAACGGGAACACGTTCGAGAAATTCCGCAACGTATCCATTACCCAGAATGGCAAGGTGGCCGCCGGCGAATGGATCGACGTCATCCGCTTCCGCGACTGGCTCCAGGAAGAAATCCGTACTAACGTATTCTATCTGCTCATCAACTCGGATAAAGTACCTTATACCGACGTAGGTATCGCCATGGTGGAAACGGTACTGCGTAAAGCCCTGGAAGACGGGCAGGCCGCCGGTGGCATCGCCCCGACGGAATACGATGAAGACGGGAACAAGAACCTGGGCTATACCATCGACGTACCGTTGTCGTCGAGCATCACGGCCAACCAGAAGGCCAGCCGTGTCCTGAAAGACGTAAAGTTCACGGCCCGCCTGGCCGGAGCTATCCATGCCGTCAAAATCAACGGTTCCTTTACTTACGATAATCTGTTGGAAAGCGCGTAGGAGGTGGATTAATGAATGTCTGACGTATTGACGTATGACCCTAAGAAAAACATTATTATCTACGGTGGCCGACAGCTCACGGGCTTTGCCGAGGATGACATGATTACCATCAAGCCGCTGGGCGATGGCATGCAGATCTACAGCGGTGCCGACGGCGAAGTTGGGCGAAGCGTCGACCCGAACCGCACGTTCGAGGTCAAGGTCAGCCTGGCTACATCCTCGAAGAGCAACGACTATTTGAGCGAATGTTACAACAAGGATAGAAGAACGGGCAGCTATATGCTCCCGTTGACCATCAAGGACCTCAGCGGCTCGACGCTGTTCTTTGCCAAACAGGCCTGGGTACAGAACTTCCCTGAATCGAAACGGGGCCGTAAAATCGACAACCAGGACTGGACGTTCAATACCGGCCAGGTAAACGACCCGGTCATCGGCGGCAACGATTAACGAGGAGGCTAAAATATGAGCATCATTTATCAGGGCGGCGAAACGAAGAAGTGGGACCAGGGGCAGTATACCTTTGCTATCCGGCAGTTCCCGCCGTTCCACGCCATGAAAGTGCTGGGCGAGCTCCAGAAGGTGCTTGCCCCGGCCCTGGGTGGCGCTATTGGCGGCATCAAGCCGGAAACGCTGGACCAGGACACGAACAACGTCATCTTTATCGGCAACACCGTGGCCGACGCCTTGAACGGGCTGGCCCGCAGCATGGACGGCGACACGCTGGAAAAGGTATCTGCCATGCTATTGGACCCGGATTATGTCAGCGTCGCACCGCTTCACACGAAAGACTTTCAGCAGCTCGATGAAAGCGCCGTCAATGAGGTCTATAGCGGCCGTATTTTCGACATGATCGTATTGATGGTCCAGGTATTCAAAATCAACTATCTGGATTTTTCCAAGCTCTCGAGCGTCCCGACTGGAGTCCTCGGAACGTTGCGAGGGCTGAAGCAGTCATTCCAGGCGAATGTTCCGAAGAGTTCACGAAAATGACCTTCATCTACCGCGTATTGGATGCGGGCATGGTCACTATGACGGAGCTGAAAAGCGGTATGGTGACCCTGGCCGACCTCGTCGGAATGACGCATTACCTCGACATGAAGAGTGATATCGAGTACGCGAACCTGAAGAAGTATGACAAGCCGGAAGGAGGTGGGCGCCATGGTCGTCCGTGAACTGATTACCAAAATATCGTTTGCCGTCAATCGGGGCGGCCTGGATGCGGCCAATAACGGCATTTCCCGCCTCAAGCGGAGCCTGGGCGGCATCGGTGGGGCCAGCTCCATGGCCAGCCGCATGTTCGGCAACAGCGCGGCGAACATGGCCGCTTCTGCTACCAAGGCTGAAATGGGTATTTCCCGTATCAAGTCATCCGTCAACAGCCTCATGGGGTCCCTGGGACCGCTGGCCGGAGCGATGGCCGCTGCCTTCTCCATCAGTGCCATCAAGAACACGGCCGATGAAATGATGAGCCTGGACGGGCGTCTCCGTTCCGTCACGTCGAGCGAAGAAGAACGGCGCGGCGTGGAAACGCAGCTGTATGAGTTATCCCAGAATAACCGCAGTGCCCTGGCTGAAATGGGCGACCTCTATTTCAGTACGGCCCGGGCCTGCAAGCAGATGGGGCGGTCGCAAGAGGACGCCATGAGGACCACGGATATTGTATCTAAGGCCCTTACGTTAGGCGGCGCTACGACGGAACAGGCGAAAGCTTCTATCTTGCAGTTAGGCCAGGCCTTGGGGTCCGGCGTCCTGCAAGGCGACGAACTCCACTCCCTCGATGAAAATGCCAGCCTGCTCATGCAGCACATGGCCGAATCTATCGGCGTGCCCCAAGCGGCCTTGAAAGATATGGGCAAACAGGGGCAATTGACGTCTGATATGGTCATCGACGCCATCCTGGCCAGCGGGGCGGCCATTGATTCCGAATTCAATGGCATCCCGCTGACTATTGGCCAAGCCCTGACTCAGGCCAGCAACTCGTGGAAAATATTCATTCTGCGCATCGAACAGGGGACAGGGGTATTTTCCGACATCGCTACCAGCCTGAGCCAGGTATTTAAAGAGATCTCCCAGGGGATGAACGACATCGTCACTATTATGTCGGGGCCGGGAGATACGGCCGACTCGATGGCAGCCTTTGAAAAGGCGAAGGAAGCCCATCCATACATCGTAGCTATTGGCGACGCCTTGAAGACCGTCTACAATCTGCTCAACCAGATTGGCGAGGCTACGGGCATCGACAACCTCATCACGAAAACGATTATGATTGCGGGGGCCGTGGGCGTCCTGGCCGGGGTATTTTCCGCTGTCGGGACTGTTGTCGGCGCCGTGGCTGGCGTCATCTCCGGCGTATTCGGAGCCATCTCCGGGGCCATCGGATTCATTGCCGCGGCTGGCTGGCCTGTCGTGGCGGTCATCGCCGCTATTGCGGCCGCCATCTATTTCGTCAAGAATCACTGGGATGAAGTCATGGCTGCATTCAGCCCTGGCCTTGAAATGATGAAACAGGGCCTTGCCTTCCTGGCCGACGCTTGGGAACGGATACAGCCATTTATAAAGGCGCTGATTCCTCCGTTACAAATGATTGCTGAAGTTGTTGGCGGCGTCATTGTGACGGCGTTAGGCATGTTTTTCAGTACGGCCGGTTATGTATTCCGCGCCGTGGCGGCTTTGATTGACACCGTCGCCTCGGCCTTGCAGAAGGTAGGCGAATTCATCCAATGGTGTGCCGACGGGCTGGCAGGCCTTATCAATAAAGCGAAGGACTTTTTAGGCATGGGCGGGCAGATCAGCGCCGAAGGGTCTGCCCTGGAAAGCTTTGCGAACCGGGTCATCCCGACCGGGAACAGCTATTCCAATACGAATGATTATCACTTAACCGTTGGCACAGTGCAAGAAGCTATTGGCTTTGCCAGCGGTACGAACTTTTCGCCGTATGGATAAGAGGTGAGATATCATGGCATTTATGAGCGGCAGTAATATCCGCAGTATCGGCACCAGCCTGGCCGGCGGATTGGTCGGCGGTTCGGGCTTCATGCCGCGACGCAGTACGGGCGTCATCCCGGAGCCGACACAACCGGCCCAGATTGGTGACATGCTCGAGTGTGACGTTATCCTGTCACGGGTTACGACGTTCGAGTCGGAAGTCACGCAGTTCCCCGTAGAGGATGGCTTTTCCATCTCAGACCATTGTATCCGCAAGCCGATGAAGCTGACTCTTGAGGTATTGTTTACGCCGACACCGGTCACTTGGTTCATGGCTGTATTAGGTGGTTCCCGCCACAGCTTGAACCGGGTCATGGATGCCATTATGGACATCTGGAAGAAAGGCGAGCCGGTCACCATCAAACTCGTCGACGGCATCTATACGGACATGGTTATGACCAGCGCCCCCATGCCGAGGCGCTCCGAAGATGGGTACTGTTATAAGGCAACGCTGGAATTCCAACATGTGCGTCGGGTCACGCAGCGGACGGAAGACATCCCGGAAGACGGATGCAATGCCGACGCCCAGGGAAAAGCCGGCCAGACTGGCAAGGATGGCGGTATGGCCTCGACAGAAGAAATAGGTACGGGCCTCCAGACCATCGACCCCAGTACCGTCGGAAATGCGTCCTCTGACGAAGATATTTGGACCCAGATTGCCACAGGCAGCGTCGACCTCAGACAGTTCGGGGCCATCGGCGTCGGGCTGGAACATACGGCGGCCATGGCTACGGTATCCATTGCCCAGTCCATGGGTGGAATGGGGGCGGTGCTCTGGTGATTACGATTAGTACCTTAGATGCCAACTCGTTCGTCGAGTCGGTCATCCTGGACTCGATTCTGTACCGGATCCGGCTGAATTGGAACGATGACGGCCAGTATTGGACGCTCGATGTCTGCAATAATGACAACTCTGAGCTGGTCCGCGGTATCGTCGTCGTTCCGAACTTCCCATTGCTTCATGCGTACCGGCGCATCAAGGGCCTGCCTCCGGGCGAGCTGTTGGCCGTCGTGTCCAGCACGAGCATTTCGGACATTGGCCGCAAGGATTTCATCAGTGGCAAAACTCGTCTGATCTACATGCCGAAGGAGGAATTGACGAATGTTGTGGAATCGGCAGTATAGGGTCAAGTTCCCAGGGATAGGCCTGGAATTTGCCAATACGCTCCGCATCTCTTTCGACATCACGAAAGATCTGTCGAAGAATACGAACAAAGGGAAACTGACCATCTGGAACCTCAGCGATGAGACCCGGCATAAAATCAACGTGCCCGATACCAAGGTCGAGCTCTATGCCGGGTATAAGGACAACGGTGGCGCTGTCCGGCTCTTTGTCGGGTCGGTCATCAGTGCCCAGACGAAAGATGACGGGAAGGACGTCACGACGGAACTGTCGCTCTCCGATGGCCAGACGGCCATCCGGGATACGGCTTTTTCCCTGTCATTTGCTCCCGGTACGCCGGGCAATACCATCATCCAATACATCGCCGATGAAATGGGCCTGCCCCTCGTGTGGGGAGACGGCGTCCAGTTCGGCACGTTTAAAGATGGGTTTTCTTTTGTCGGCATGGCCGCCGATGCCCTCGACGCCATCTGCTACGGATCAGGCGTCAAATGGAGCGTCCAGAACGAAATCCTTCAGCTCATCAAGGAAGGCGGTACGGTCAGCAACAAAGGGCTGGTCTTTGCACCGGATAGCGGCCTTATCGGGAGCCCGGAATGGTACACCAAGGCCAACTCTCAGCCGAACACGGCGACACCTAAGCGCAAGCGCAAGCAGGCCGAGAATACGGACCCGTCGACGGCCTCGTCGGGGTGGAAAGTCAAGACGCTGCTGTCGCCGACCCTCAACCCGGGCGACCTGGTCAAGGTAGAATCCCGTTACGTTGAAGGCTGGTTCAAAGTCCAGTCGGCTCACCATACCGGCGATACCTACGGCGACGAATGGAACAGCGAACTCGATTTAGTAGACCGGAACGCTACGCTCCAGTCTCCCGAAAGTGATGCGGCCAGCAACACGGCCGTCTATGGGAATGGCGGGACAAGCGGCGAAGTCAGTACCAACGTCGACGCCGGGTGCGAAGCCGTGGCCGAAAGCCAGGGCACGTATATCCCCGATGGCTGCGTTTACCGTGTTACAGAAGCCGGGTCCTACTATTCGCCATTCCTTAAACAAGAGTACGACGCCCACCAGTGGGGCGTCGATGGCCTTTGTGCTGATGCGGGAGATAACTGCATCCCATACGATTCCAGCCAGCTCGAAAAAGGCGATGTCATTGTATTTTATAATGACGACCATAGCGAAGGGCATGTCGGGATATACGACGGCAATGGCGGCATGTGGCATAACAGTTTTAATAAACAATGTTGGTATCATGCTGGCGACACTGACATGGGCGACCAGTATCCACAATACATCATCAAAGCCAGCCAATGCTAAGGGAAGGTGGTTTTTATGCAGTCATCGAATGAATTACGGGACATCGTCAATGGTTGGATAGATGGCAGCATCAGCAACATTCACACGGCCATGCCGGGGAAGATTATCGACTATGATGCAAGTATCTGCCAGGCCAGCGTGCAGCCGGTAGGCAAATTCAAGGTGCCGGATGGCCGGAACCTGCCGTTCCCCATCGTGCACCATGTGCCGGTCATCTTTCCCAGCGGCCTCGGCGGCACGGCCGGCGTCACGGTTCCTTTACGGAGCGGCGACGGCTGTCTGCTGGTCTTCTCGGAGTCCCAACTGGACGACTTCCTGAATGGCGGTGACAGTGACAACGAACGGCGTCATAGTCTTAACGACGCCGTTTGTATCCCTGGCCTGTATAACCGGGGATGCCGGTCGGCCAGCCCGTCCGATGTCTGCCTGTTCAACGGCGGCGTGAAGATGGTCATCAGCGCCGGCGGCATCACCGTGACGGGCGGGGACCTGGTCGTCGAAGGCATTTCCGTCACGAAGCATACTCACACCGGAGACAGCGGCGGAACGACGAGCGCACCGAAATAGGAGGCATGGACATGGCCTATGATTTAGCAATGAATGTAAAAACGGGCGACCTGATCGTCCGGAACGGCGATTTGATGATCGTCAACAATGGGGAACGGGTAGCCCAACAAGTGCTTATCACGCTGCGGGAATGGCTCGGCGAATGGTTCCTGAGAACGAGCGACGGCGTTCCCTATCTCGAATATATCTTAGTCAAGAACCCCAACGAGGCCCACGTCCGGCAAGTCCTGTCGGAGGCCATTCAGAGTGTTGAGGGGGTCAAAGGCGTCACGGAGCTCGAATTCGCATTCAATCGCATTCTGAGGACGCTCACGGTATCCTATGAAATCGATACCGATTATGGATTCATCACGAAGAAGGAGGTGCTGGGATATGGCAGATAGTGAAAATGTTTACGGTCTGACCCGTGACGGCTTCCGACGGAAACGGCTGCCGGAAATCCTGTCCGACATCAACCGCCGGGTATCGGACCGGCTGGGTGTTGAAATCGAGACCGGGAGCAACAGCCTGTTCGGCCAGCTCCACGGCGTCTTTGCATACGAAATCGCCGACCTGTGGGAACAGGCCGAAAACACCTATAACGCCATGTATCCGAACACGGCCACGGGCGTCAGCCTGTCCAATGCGGCGGGCCTGGCGGGTATCTCAGCCATTTCCGGCACACAAAGTCGGCTGCTGGCTACCTGCTATGGTACCAGCGGGACGGTCATTCCTTATGGGGCACAGATTTCCAGCAGTAACGAAAACGGCAGCTACTGGGAATGCATCGCCACTAATGCGGCCATCTCGAAAGAAAAGGCCTGCTATGCCGCATATAGTATCCGCAGTGCCGTGAGTGCCGGGACGGTTTATACACTGACTATCAATGACAAGACGGCCAGCTATACCGCCGCCTCCGGGGATACGGCCAGCAAGGTGCTGAGTACCCTGGCAAAAAGCTTTATCGGCGTTGCCTATTCTATTGACAGCGGGATTCTGTCCATACGGACGACGACCAAAGGGGAGACCTTTGCAACGGATGCCCAGAATGTCACAATCAGCTCTATCGGCACCCCGATTCAATTCCGCTGCGTGACGGTCGGGGCTGTCAATCCGGACATCGGCACCATCAACCAGGTCGTTACCTCGATTCCCGGTTGGACCGGGGTCTTGAACCAGTACGCCGCGTCTGTCGGCCAGGATGCCGAAACCGATACCCATTTGCGGCAGCGCTGGAACCGGTCGCTCTTTAGCCGCGGGTCTACGAATATTGATGCCATCGCCGAAAGCCTGGCCGATAATGTGACCGGCGTCACGACATCCAAGGTATATGAGAACCGGACCGATGCGACCGATTCTGACGGCCGGCCGCCGCACTCCATCGAAGCCATCGTAGAAGGTGGGGAGAATGACGACATTGCCCAGGTACTCTGGAAAACGAAAGCTGGCGGCATTGACACCTATGGTACAGAACACGGCACGGCTATCGATGCCAACGGCACTGAACAGACACTGTATTTTAATCGTCCGGCCCCGGTCAAAATCTGGCTTAAGGTCGTCATCAGTGAAAACCCGGACGAAACGCTGGCTCCGGCAGCCGTACAGGATATTGCCACGGCCTTGTTGGCTAAAGGTCAGGAGCAGGCCATCGGCGAGGATGTTATCTTACAGCGCTATTTCTCAACCATCTTCAAGGCTGCTTCCGGGGTAGGGTATATCAGCCTGACCGCCGCGACCGGCGACACGGCCGGAAGTTATTCCACGAGCAATATATCCATCACGCCGCGACAGATTGCCGTCTTTGATGCGGCCCGTATCGAGGTGACGAAACAATGACCCATACGGAACGCATGATTTCGCACTTAATCGGGCAGTTCCAGGATAAACCGGTCATCGAGGCCGAATTAGAGGCTCTTGGTGCAGAACTGGACGCCTTGCGGAGCGCCTTTGATGATCTAAGAAATAAGCGTTGGATAGATACCGGCGAAGGGGTACAGCTCGACGGCATCGGGACCATCGTGAACCGCGACCGAACTATTCAGGATTCCTTACAGATTGAATTCTTTGGATTTAGCGGTCAGGATAACAGCCAGACGTTCGGCGTCGGCCGTTTCCGCAGCATCAATGAAACCTGGCTGGCCAGTACCCGGATGGAAGATGATGACTATCGGAAAATATTATGGCTTAAGGTCTTCTATGATTCCTCCCAGGCTACCGGCGATGAGTTAATCCATTGTCTGCGTGTTCTGTTCGATACACAGAATATCATTTTGCATGAGGCCGGCAACGCAAAAATCATCGTCGGCATCGGGCGCCGGCTGACAGCGAATGACATACGCCTGGCCCGAACCCTGCATCTCATCACCCTAGGCGGCGGCATCGGCTTGCTGGCTGTCGAAATGTTCGACGCGGACTATTTCGGATTCCTGGGGCAGCCGGACGCTAAGACATTCGGCGCGGGAAGCTGGGCGACAACCATCGATTTATAAGGAGGAGATATCATGGCAACACCTGATTTTACAAAAATTTGGGGCAGCAACGTCGCTACCAGCGACCGCTATACCTTCGCAGACAGCGACTACCTGCAAGGCTGGGCGTATGTCGGGTCCGTCCCGCCGGCCCGTGAAGCCTTTGACACGCTTTTTCGGGACATCGACACGAAAATGGCGTATTTGAACCAGCAAATCATCGCCGCTAGCGAAAATCCGACGAATGCGATTGCACAGCATAATGCCAGTGAGTCGGCTCACAGCAACCGCCTGTACGTGTCTAAAACAGCGAACAAACCGGCCAGTATGGCCGATACGGGTATGTGGGTCGAAATCGTCGAATAGGGGTGATGAGATGCTGAAAATACGAGGCATGGACATCTACTATGTACGCGGTGACGATGATTCTTTTACCATCCAGCCGGTACAGGCAGACGGCACACCCATTACGGGATATATCGGCATCTTCTCCGTAAAGCGTTCCTATGACGATACCGATTACGTCTTGCAATGCCTGATGGATGGTTCCGTCGTAGATCTGACGCACGAAAAGACACAGGGCCTTGCTTATGGCGATTATGTATGGGATGTGCAGTTGACTTTATCAGACGGGACGCATCAGACCATCGGCCCGGACAAGTTACATTTGCTGCCTGACGTCACAACGACGTAGGAGGTGCCGCATGGATAAAATAAGGGCTGTATTGACGGCACGGTCCCCTGCGCTGTCTGCCCGTCTGAGCGCTGGAAATACCCTGACAGTAGGCATGGGCGTAGCCGGGACCAAAGGGGCCGTCTATACGCCGCATATCACGGATGACGGCATATTATCCTGGACCAATGACGGCGGCCGGGACAACCCCGCTCCGGTAGACATCAAAGGGCCGAAAGGCGATATTGGACCACAAGGCCCGATGGGGCCACAGGGTCCGGCAGGAAAAGACGCTATGGCCGACACCATACTGAACATGGATATTGATACGATTTTTTAGGAGGAAACTATGGCAACAAAATTCTTAGATCTCGATGGCCTGAAATATTTTAAAACGAAACAGGATGCGGCGAACGACGGGAAGTATGTGCCCCAGGGCATTACGATTAATGGCGTCGCACTCAACAAGACCGGCATCACGATTACCGATGACACGAAGCTGAGCAAAACCGACGCGACCAGCCTCTATCTCAGCAAAACGGATGCGGCCAAAACCTATCTCGGTATCAGTGCCAAGGCGGCAACCGCCGGCGCGGCCGATACGGCGACCAAACTGGCTACCGCACGGACCATCAACGGGGTAGCTTTCGACGGGTCAGCCAATATCACCATCCACGCATCGGATAGCACGGCACGTATCGCTACATCGCTCATCGGCGCGGCTAACGGCGTTGCCCCGCTCGGATCTGACGGAAAAATCCCGACGAAGTATATACCAGGTGACATTGGACAGGCGGTTGAAGGCTATTACAGCGGCGGAAAATTTTACAAAGAAGCAGCTCACACAACAGAAATCACCGGAGCAGAAAACACATTATATCTGGATATCGGTAGTACGGACCAGGACGTCTACAGATGGACTGGAACCGCCTATGTCCTGCTCAACGACGCCGTCAGCACCGCCGACAAGGCCGTCCGGGATGGCGACGGCAACACCATTACGACGACCTACGTCAAAGTCGTAAGCGGCAAAGGGCTCAGCACCAACGACTACACGACTGCAGAAAAGAACAAGTTGGCCGGACTCAGCAACTACACATTGCCTGCAGCGACGACCAGCGTCCTCGGCGGCGTCAAAATTGGAAGCAACATCACCGTGTCGTCGGGCGTCATCTCGCTGACGTCTGCTAATGTCACAGCAGCCCTCGGATACACGCCGGCAAATTCGGACAGCACAGTCACGTACTCGGCGCTTAGCCAGACTGAAATCGACACCGCTTTTGCATAGGGGGTGGCTGTCATGGCTACTAAATTTTTAGACGCAACCGGGCTGAAATACGCAGTTGGTAAAATCAAGACACTGATAGCTGCAAAGCAGGATAAATTGACGTTTGACAGCAAGCCCACGTCCGGCAGTACAAATCCGGTCACCAGTGGCGGTGTATACGACGCCATCAACAACGGCATTACACTCAGCGTCGAAGCCTCAGCGGGATCAAGTACCTGGATAGAAGTGCCGACAGAAGACCTATACGTCGGCGGTACACAACCGACCGCAGAGCATGCGATTTGGCTGGAAGTCAGCGAATAACAAGGAGGATAACAACATGAGCATTTTAAAAGGCATTTTGCATCACTGGAATAAAACAAGCAGTGCATATGACACGATTCATCCCGAAACAGAAGTCGCCCAGGTCACAGATTGGAACAAGGGCATCGTCAACACACTAGCCAACACGGGACTGAGCAGCCTCGTCAACGTATTGCCGTCGGACAGCCTGCTTGCGCTACTGATTAAAAAAGTATTTGACGCGACGGGTGTTAAATACTCGTTAGACCAAAACGGATATGTGTGCTTTGGCTCGTGGTTCGGTGGCCTAATTATACAGTGGGGAAGTGCGAGTGGGAATGACGATAATAGAAAAAATACTACCAATTTTCCAATTTCCTTTTCATCCACTTGCTTTATAGTATGCATAACACAGAACACAAATGCTGAAGGAGATACTTACCGAAATGACGCCCGCATTATGGGAATAAGTAAAAGTAGTTTTGCGTGGGGAACGAATAATGGCAAATCATATTGGATGGCCATTGGCCTCTAACTCCCAATAGCTACTATGATTGCCTTCCCTATCCCGTTTGAATACAATACACAGCTTTTTGAATCGTAACTTGTGAACGTACTCCCGCCTATAGAGGCGGGAGACTTCTTGCAGAATCAGGTTAAACAAATAGCTCGAATACTAACAATTATCAATAATTTTTGTATAACTGAGAATTGCAAAAGTAGCAAAATGAGCGCCTATCCGCATCAAGAAAAACTCAGATAGACGTTGATTTTGCTATTTTTATGAGTAGCAATAGTAACAGCGATAGAGCCGCGCAGCAGACGTATTTTATGCAAGCGTTGGCGGCTCGTATAGTATCGCACTAGTAACAATTATTTAAGCAACTCGATGCATTTACGGAGCTGTCGCAGCCCTTTATGCGTGTAGACGCGCTCTGTGATGTCGCCGCCGGCGTGGCCGAGGATGCAGCGTTTGGCTGTTTCGTTCGCGCCGGCATTATCAAGCAGCGTCGCTACTGTATGTCGGCAGTCATGGGTTGTGTGCCCATCAGCACGGATGAGATGCATGACCGATCGCCATACCGCGCAGTACCGCCCATAGTTGTACGGCCGTCCTGTCGTATCGCATATAAGGGCATCACCTGGGCTTTTCATTCGGGACTCGATGAGCGGTGCAATGCGGTGATGCATGGGGATGATGCGGATGCCGGCGGCGGTCTTGCTCTTTGTGATGCGGATATAGCGTTGACGCAGATGGACGTCCGTTTTTTGCAGCTGTAGCATCTCGCCACAGCGCATCCCGGTATAGAGCAGGATAAGGACCGTATCGACACCGGGGCGGTCCACGGCCGCCCATAGCCGGTTGATTTTCTGCCGGCTGAACGTATGATGTGGCCGGACCGGCCGATTTCGGCCGATAGAGAGCAGCGGCGCATAGTTTGTTGTTGACAGCTCGATTTTGTTTGCATATTTGAGCAACAGCGATATCAGCGACCGGACCTTTTTGACGCTGCTGTAAGACAGTCCGTGACGGCGCATGTCGTCAATGACTCGTTGATAATCGGCATAGCGCAGGTCCTCGACAGGCATTCCGTGGAGCGTAGATAGATGCTGATATGCATTGCGGTAACTGTCCAGTGTCGATTGTGATGGCTGGGTATCCTCCGTATGCCGTGGAAGCCAGCGGTGATAGAGCTCGGCGAATGTTATTTTGTGACCTGGAAGGGAGCGATGATGATGAGCACGATGATAGTCCGCCTGGAAAATTTGAGCGTCAACCAGATTTGTAAAATATTCGACCGGTCGTTGTCGCCCCTCGTCCGTCACTACAAAGACAAACGGCCGCCGCCGGCGTCCAGATAAATGCTTGATACAACCGTATCCATTGGGATTACGCATAATTACCACCTCATTTTATAAGATAAGGAGATAATAACATGAAAGATTATCTAATTCAGTTCGGATCGGATGGCCGGCGAGGCGCAACATACGCAGAAGGCGTACATTACTACGTGGATCAGCAGAGTGGAGCTGTCACTGATGGTAGCGTTAAGGTCCAGAACCTGCTGGATCAAGGCTTTATTTTTGTCAGCACAGACGATTATAATAACCTGCTTGGCAACAATTCGGAGCATAAAGAATATTGCCGGCAGTCTGATGGGACCTTTGCTCCCTATGTAGCTCCAGACCCGACTGAATCCGAAAAGAAAGCGGCAACAATCAGCTCCATCAAAGCGAAATACAACACTCAGCTCGATGCCATGGTCACGGCCCGCGTCAAAGCTATCATGCTCGGTGCGGATACCTCGAAAATCGATGCCAACTATAAAAATACCCTGGCCGCCATGGCTACGGAAATCAAGAACGCATAGGAGGGATGAAACATGGAATTTTGTGAATTTTGCGGGAACATTTTAAATGATGACGGACGTTGCCCTTGGGCGGATTGTCCTCATAATGCTATCCTGGACGTTATGGCCGCCGCCGAAGCCGCTGACAAGCAGACCAACACCACAGACGCAGCGCAGAATGGGGGCACATAATGGAATCATTAATACAGATGGCAGGCGTCATTGTGGCCATTCTCAGCCTGTGCGGCGTTATATTTAACTATGCTGTCATCAAACCGTTATCGTCATCCATCGAAGAATTGCGTGAGCTTATCGAGAGCACGCAGGCGTATATCCGCGGCGTTGAAGAGAAGCGGCAGAACATGGCTGAACGCCTGGCAAAAGTCGAAGCGTCGGCCGCATCCGCCCATCATCGCATGGACACGCTGGAAAAGAGGATGAACCAATGAAACGTAAAATCGTGGCCCTGGGCCAGTGGGGGCAGAAACACTGGCTCCAGCTCATCATCATCATGAGTATTTTGATGATGATTTTTTTATGCCTGGTCCTCTTTAGCTGGCTATTCGGCTACTGGAGCAACGCACTGAGAGGGACGCACTTTGAATTGATGAGCTGCTGGAGCGGCGTGACGGCCGTCGGCGGTGGTATCGCTACCGTCGTCGGCCTGGGAAAGGCCTGTTGGACGAAATACGGCTATGACAGCCGTTTCAATTCCGCACGATACACAATGCCAGCGCAACCGCAAAACGCACCCACAGCGGCAAATAACACGGAAAAAGCGAAAGGATGATGGCTATGTTAGGAGAATTAAGCGCACAGTACGAAAGCAACGGCGACCCGGCCTGCATCAGTGACGGCTACGGCGACCCCGGCGGAAAATCCTACGGGACGTATCAGTTCAGTTCCAATGCTGGCAGTCTGGGCCAGTTCGTCAGCTGGCTGAACAGCAACTATCCGCAGTACGGGGAACAGCTCAACGCATATCCGTTGTGCAGTGACAGCTTTGATGAAGCATGGCGCAACATTGCATCCAGCGACAGTGACGGCTTTGCGCAGGCACAGCATGAATACGTCAAGGCGGCGTACTACGACCCGGCCGTGCAGATTCTGGCAGACAACTACTGGCATATCGAGAACCATCACGACGTTCTCCAGGATGTCGTATGGAGCCGTGCTGTACAGTATGGCGTCGGGAATATCCTCGACATGTGGAACGAAGCCGTTCGCAGCATGTTCAATGCACAGACGGGAAACTATGACGGCTATCCTAATTTGAGCTACATCGACTCCCCGGAATACGACTATGATTTCATTGTGGCCGTATATAGCGTATGCAAGACCCCGGAATGGAATAGTTCGTCGCTCCGGGACAGCTTGAACAACCGTTTTGACAGTGAAATGCATGATGCATTGTCGCGTTTGTAGGAGGTGATCCCATTGTATCTTCCGCATTTAAAGGAGGTTGATAAGATTGCCAAAAATCCGAAAGTCCTTATTGTCCTGGGTTTGCTGTTTATTCTTCTTGTTGGTGCCGGCGGCTGGCTTTTGTGCCGGCACTACGACAACCTGGAACGGGCCGACAGTGACAATGTCCGTGCAACAGTACGAAACGCTCAAGAGCTCAATAGAGACGCTCAAACGGAACTCGATCGAGCGCGAACAGCTAATCAATCAGCAGAATCAGCAAATCAAAACGCTCAACGAGCAGCTGACGATCTCGCAGACTCAACTACAAAACTCTCGGACCTCAATCGATCAGACGCAGACGCGATTGACGCAGCAGAGCGAGTCTTTAACGACATTGAGCGAGCAGATCAATAAAGAAGCGCATAAAACCGCAACCGCAAAGAGACAACGTGATACTTGGGCCGTCGTAGCCGGGGCCTTAGCTGTCGGCTGTTTGATAAAATAA